CCCGCAAACCAGCAACCTCTTCTTTGCGCGCTTCTACCTCACTGTACGCAGCAGCTTCTGCATCGTGGGCTGCGTCCAAAGCCACAGTGGCGTCGGCCAGAGCTACACTATCAGCTCTAACTCTATCCGCCCAGGGCTTACAGGTGTCCGGAACTGCGACTGGGACGGGAGGTAGAGACGCAAAATCTCGGGCTAATGCCGCATCTGCGTTCAGGCGTTTGCGGTGCTCATCTACCCACTGGCCATGCGCAGCATCCGCCCGAACTGACGCAGCATTTGCCAGCGCAGTTTGTCCGGCGGCGTACTGAAGCGTCACAGTTACGCTGTCTTCCCAGCGCTGTGCGGCGGCCTCAGTGCGTTGTCGTCCGATATACTGCACTGCAAGGCTAAGTGCCAGAACGACGCTTAGCCCTAGCAATACGCGAGTTGTAGTATTCTTAGCCATTGCGGAACATCCCAGATATCCTATCTGCTCGAACGCCTACCTGCTGCGCCCACAGACTCTGAAGAACGGTTGCGGAGGCGGCAGTATAGCGTCCCGCCTGAAGATGGCCGATAGTAGTCGTAAACTTGGAGAGCTTGGGCCACCCCATGTTGAAGCACATATTCAGGAGCGCACGTTGGCGCGCATCCGACATTGTGCCCCACCACGAAAGGTGGGCATTGAGCTGAGCCTCTGCACTTGCGACATCGTTCACCAGCAGATAGCTGGCTTCAGGATTAGAAATCCCTACGTCAGTGAGATTCCGGCCAATGCCGATTGTCAGCTTGCCGACTGAATCAGTATATGGCTTGAGCCGGACGCCTTCATCCCGCCGGAGTTCAGCTTCAAGTAAAGGCTTACTGTACATCGGGCGTCTCGTGAAGCTTGGCTTGAATCGCCGCAAGCTTCTCGTCACGCGCGTCGCGCCGACGATTCGCCTTATCTTCGCGCTGTTGCGCTTTGTACTGTAGATAGAAGCCCGTTAGAGTAGCCGCGAGCGTCGGAACGCCTGCAATAACAGCGAGCTGGACATTTTCGCTTAGGAGCATGAGGGATTCCTGGTGAGACGAACCAAGCAGGATGCGGTCCTACACAACCTATAAGTTGTTATTGGGGTTGGTTACCGGAGGGCCTGCAAGTTTCGTGCCGTGATCGGCTATATAACATCTTACGCGATGCTTGTCAAGCCGGGTATAGCGCCAGCCTGCTTTAGAATCCCCATGGTAGAGCATCAAATGGAGATTCGGGATTGGCGGCCACTTCATGGTACTGGGTATCCTGGAGACGGTGGTCGGGTTGAGGCTTCAGGAATTCTTCAGGATCGGCATCCATGGCAAAGCTCATCACTAACGCATCCGCCCAGTCCGGGGACTTGATACCTTTTTCGAGTAGCTTCTCTTTTGTCTCCACCTTGATACGACCTGTGCTTGCAACCTCATATTGCGGTACAACAAGGTCTGCCGCCAGTCGTTCCAAATCATCGTCTCGCGCGCCCGAGAACCATAATCGCTTATGCTCGAAACGCGTTCTAAGATGCCACCACAACTCAGTCCTTCGATTGGTGTAGGAGCCGGGGGTAAAGGCGCGATGTCCTCCATTATAGGCAACAACGGGAGCATTCAGCTCCAGCAAACGATCCACAACACCCGCACCCACTCCCGCGCTGTCCACTACTAGTGTCTTGAGCTTGTGCTCCTTGATCGCCAGCATCGCTCGTCCTGTCGTTTCCATCAGCGAAACGTGCTGCCAGCTCTGCACAGATAGGACAGCATCGCCCCGACGCAGGATCAAGACACACTTGTTCTCCCCATATCTGGCAACGTCCATTCCCCCCACAACGGGGTATCTCTCCTTCTCCGCCAGCTTGATGGCCTCTTTCCATTGCTCTGTATTCCTTGCGCGTTCGACTTGTCCTAGAGGAATCACACCGCGATTAGATGTGCGCGGGAATTCACCCAACACTCGCGAGAACCAGAAGGGATGTTCTACTCCCCACTGCTTCCGCCAACCTTCTACCTTGGTGCGCGTGATGGCTCCCGGAATAATCTCTTTGCCGGAGACGACGTTGGGATGCTCAAGGCAGGAGATATGAATCGGGAACCAGCCGCCGATCATCGAGAAGGCGTCGTAGAACGTCCCACTCAAGGTGGTCGGATTCGCGATCATCACTAGACGGTTCTGCTCACCAGTCGTCAGGGTGCTGATCTCTAGATGAATCGACTCTTCGACGCCAGTGGCTTCATCCACTACCACGAGCAGCCTGGGGTGGTGGCGTCCTCGAAAAGCGTCTGGCTTGTTGGTGGTGATCCCCACCGCTGTCCAGCCTGGTTCGACAACCAACGCAGTGTTGGTCAGCTCACCCGGCAGAGGAACCGTGGAGTTCCGATACAAGTTCCCGATCTCCGCCCACAGTACATCCTCGACGTGCTCTTTTGAAGGGGCAGTCGTTACAACAACACCTTGCTGCGCATAGAGCCACCACAAGACTAGGGCAGCCATAGCGTAGGTTTTGCCCGTCGAGTGTCCGGAGCGGACAGCCACCTGTGGATGGGCAATGACGGCTTGGAGAATGTCGATCTGCTTCTTCCATAACTTAATCCCCAATACGTCTCGCGCAAAGCCTGCAGGATCAGAGGCGTACACAGCAAAGCGGCGGGGGTTAATCGCTTCCTCCGCCGCAAGTTCTAGAATCCGCTGTACCGTAGATGCGGATTTCATTACTTCTTGTGCTTCCTCTTCAGCTTCCGCTTGGGATGCGCTGTGCTGCCCTCTTCGTGAACCTTCTTCATCATCTTCTCGCCAGTGGCTTTATCCATTTGCTTGGACTTACCAGCCGCCGCAGAAGCAAAAAGCCCAATTTGTTCTTTGTTATAGGGCATTATTGGATACACTCCTTAATCTTTGCAGCTCGGTCTGCTAGCGGCGGAACGACAAGATCAGCAAGCTTTACGGGAGGATTGGCAAACCACGCAAGGACCTCAGCCATCATGTCAGGACGCCGTGCGTTCATCGCTTGTGCCGCATAACAATCGGCGGCTAACTGGCGGTCAGTGAGAACCCGCTGCCGAAGTGAATCGGGCATCTCACCAGGCAAGTCATCATGCCGCAAATCCAGGTGTGCCAGCTCGTGATACAAAATAAACAGCTGCACGGATATTGGCAGCTCGCGCATGACCCGTGGATTGATACGAATAGAGGGGCAGTTTGACGGCCGAAAGCTGGCATATGCTACATCATCAATCGTAGAATCCGCCATGATGCAGACGTTAGTGACTATCGTTATTTCTTGGGCTCGAACCGCTACGGGGACGGTGAGGAGCGCCCCCAAGAGGGCGAGCTTTCTAATCATTGAGCAGACTTTCCATTGTCAAGAGTCTCTGGCACTGATGGGTCGGGCAGAAGGCGTGATAATGCGGCTCCTTGTCCGACGGGCAGGTACACAACTTCGGCGATTTCTTCCCCCGGTTGAAGCTCACTGCGTAGCTCATCTTCTCCAGAGGACAGTTGCACGACTTCTTCATTGACCATCTCCGCAAGCCCAGGAATTTCCTTCATTCGAGCCCGAACGCCGGGGTCCAAAAGAGCCCGTCTGAGGTCCTCAGGCGTAACTGTAGCCGACAGGGTTCGGACATCCAACTGACGCATGGCGAATCCCCTTTTGCCCTTCCTGTCAAGGAGGCTCAGCGCCGCTTTCAGGACAATTTCTTCGTTCGTGGAGTCAAGTAGGGCCACTAGCTTACTCGCCGCCCTTCGCTCCCCCACCAGCAGGGACTCGATTACGAGGTCCTCGTGCCGTCCCTTGTTGTCAAGGATGAACTGTCGGAAGGTAGGGTTGGTAACCCATATCTTCGTGCAGCCGCGGGGGAGGTCGAGGATTCTCTCGGTTTTGAAGTGGGAGATTCCATTGGCCAGCAGGAGCCCGGCAGTCCTATGGATAGGACCGAGGTCCTCCTCGACTTTCCACTTTTCGTAACTGTTCTTAGGGTGATATGGGCTGTGCTCCAGATTCCAAGCGACACTTGGGTCGGCTCCGCACCCCCCAAACCCCACCGTTTTTGCCTTCTTTTTGTCTGCCATTTGGGCGATTATACACCTTAAAAGCTCCACTGTCAAGCCGTGTAAAATACCAGGTTGCTAATGTCAGGTATTTTACCAGAAAAAATTTTCTAAATTTTGAAATTTGAGTCCACGGGTACTGTCCACCACCCAGCCATGGTACCAAATCTCCATTCCGGAACCCGATCAGAACCCGAACGCCGGCCGCTCCCCTCAACACGTTAGGGGTAGGACGATCTAACGCGGTGCCAGCTATAGGGTTACAGTGTCGGACTGCTCCGTGTAAGGCAGTCCATAGAGGAGCATAGTGCGCTATGCGAGTGCATGGGGAGGGCATAGGGGGATATGGCGGGAGGGATTGTACACCAGGATGGAAGTGCATGGAGCGGATAGGCACACTACCACAATAGCCGCCATTCGCGTCAGGTTGACCCAGGACTGACGATCTCGCTCTAGCTGGACAATACCACGCTAGAGGGCAAGACAAGGGGCGAGAAGCTTGTAAGCCTCTCGCCCCGTTCCCCTAAACAGTTTAGGGGTAGCTCTGTTAACCGCGATACGCGCGCGGTGTCCGACCCTACGCCGCTACCGCTTTCTCTGCCTGTCTAGCTGCCATCCCCCGACCCAAAGGCATAGCGATTAGCCCCCCGAGTCGGAGGTTCACTAGGAGAGTGAGAGACACTAGCCACAATGGTGCGTCCGCGTGGCCAGTTGACTCCCAGGCAAGCAACCACACACCGGCTGGATCACCACACGGCCCGAGAATATCAGGCCACCTGACGCGTCGTAGACTCATTGACCGATAGCCGCCTTTCCGATTAGCCAGCCGACCAGGAAACCGAAAGACACTAGCATCGCCTGCCCGAAGATGATCGCTAGACCTACGACTAGCTCTAGCACATTCCAGATTGTCCAGGTGCGCAGTCTCCCGGTGGGGAGTCTCGTATCAGCTAGTCCGCGTCTCATAGCAGCAACCCCTTAGCAGGTTCGGCTATCCGTTGAGTCAATTCCACCAGCGCGCCGGTAGTGCCTTTGGGTGGCACTTGATCCGGTTCGACAATGGCGGACCCTGCTAGCGCCACTACAGCCCGCGTAGCTCGCGTCTTGATTTTCCGCTCCGTGTGTCGGCCTGCCG